AAATATATTTATCGAAATATTTATACTAAACTGTATCCTACATATCCGCTTAATCCTTTGAAACAACCTGATAGTGCAGATGCTGGATATACTATCTTTACTCTTCGTTTTGCTGTTCCACGTGAAATGAAAACTAGAGATGAAGTTGTTCATCAGATTGTACAAATAGCATTCCCAACTGGAGCTACTGCTATTGCAACTGTTGAAACTATCCTTAAAGCTATTGCCACTGAAGAAAAAGCATAACCTGTTACCCGACTTGATTAGGTAAATATTTAGGTAATATTAATCAAATAGGGGCTATTGGTATTGGCATTACTGTTAATACTGATAGTCCCTATTTTTATTTTATAAAGATGGAATTAATACAAAATGCTTTTGAACAAGGTCTTGTTCCAGGTATTGTTATTGTAATTTATCTTATAATTAATAAGATAATTGATAATAACAAAAGAAATCCTTTAGATGATATTGCTAAACTTCTTAATATAGTTACTAGAGATATTATAGATAAAGATAGAGAGAAATCTAAAACTGTCATATCTATTGCTATAAATAATGCGGCATCAGAATGTACAAAATTTGTTGCTTCAACTATTATTACTAATAATGTCGATAGTAATCGTGACCAAATAGAATATAATGCTAGACACTTAGTTAATAGTGTTTATTACGATACTTATTCTAAACTTAATATGTATCGTGGAGATGAAGATTATCTTAGTCATTATATGAAAGAAGAATGGAAAGAAGATATTTATGGTGATATTATAAATATTGTCTATAATAAAAATCTTGATTCTAATCAACGTATATTAGCATTTAATAAACGTATTGATATTAGAGTTAATGATTATACTGCTTATATTATTAATAAGGCATTTAAATAAGATGATATTATGATAGGTGGTTATATTAATAATCCAAAACAGCTATCTAAAGAGATGCAATTGCGTATTGCAGCTATGGCTGAAAAACAAGCGAGAATAGCAGAATTAGGCTTTCCATTGGACGAAAAAAATTGGTGCAAGTTAACACAAGGACAAATTTTAATTCAAGCTCTAGAAGCCTTAGAATTGCTTTCTGACGAAGAACAAAAATCAATTATTAATTCATATAATAACTTGATGGTAGAATGAGTGAACAAATAGATGATAATTATGTTAATGGTGTCTATGTAAAAGCTAGTGGAACTGAACAAGTTGAGATTACTCCTCAATATGTTTATATGACAGTTCCAAGTAAATTTGTTTGTACTTATCACAAACTATTAGTTCTTATGGCACAATATGGAGTTGATATGCTTAATGATTGTTCTGCTACTTGTAAAGGTAATAATAAAAATATTGTTACTTGTTGGAATATGTTTCAATCTGCTATGGCAGCATATCAACTTGGTCAAGATAAACTTGCTGAAACTCTTCTTAAATATATTAAAGGTCAACTTAATATTATTTATGAAGGTAGTGAACAAGTTCAGTATAGTGGTTCTATTACGCTTCCTGTTGATGAAGAAGGTAAAATTCATGCAATAGTTAGTTGTGGAGATGCTCCTAAATTTTATGTTGACCCTGAAACTGGTAAACTTTGGGAGAAGAAAGAAGAAGGCAAAGAATATAATGAAACTTATAGTCTTAGTGATGTTGATTATGATAATGAATAATGTGAATGTGTTCCATCCTCTACGGGGGGTCTACACTATGAATTTAGTAAACCTAGAGAACGTATGAAAACAATAGAAGAAGAACTTGGTAAAGTTAGTCTTACTTGTAATGGTCAATGGAATGATAGACCTTATGAAAGACTATGTATAGTTCATGACGGTTTCTATGCTAGCTATATATCTCGTAAAGCTGTTCCTGCTGGTATTCCTTTATCTAATGAAGAGTATTGGCAACCTATTGCTAAACTTCGAGAAGATTTAGTTATTGATTATGAAACTTTCAAGAAAGAAATACTAGAACTTATTGCTGTTGTTCAAAGAGGTCTTAAAGCTGCTAGAATTGTAGTATCTACAATGGAAGATAGAGATGCTCTTACTTGGGAACAGATTGGAGTAGGTTGTGAAGTTTATGTTATTGAAACTAAAAAGAGTTATATTCTTGATGAAATAACTCCTGTTAATAATGCTAAGAAATGGCATCTTGAGGCTGATTCTGAAATTGGTTCTAAATTTGTAGAATCTTTTAGTGGTATGTTTCCAAGAGCAATTGCAGAACGTGCTGTTGCTGATGAATTTGGTATTAATATACAAGATAATTATCTTCGTCGTAACGTAGTAGTTAATTATATGGCACAAGTACTTAAACAGTATTTTGAAGATAATGCTGTTCAAATACTTGAAGGTCAGATTACTCCTGATATGCTTAGTGAATCTGTTAAACAAATGTTTACTGCTTCTCAAATTACTAATGCTGCTGATGAAGAAGATTTAACCGTTGTTGATAATCTACTTAAATTTGCAGATAAAGACTATAATGTAAATGATTATAGCGGAAAGGCTCGTAAATATCTTCGTAAGAATATGATTAGCGGTGTTAATACTCTTACTCAAGATATGATTAACGAGCCTAATACTATTTATATACTTCAATATGATTATTGTTTAGCTGGACAAACTATTGAACTTCCAGATGATAGTATAATTCTTTGGAGAGGTGGTAGATTATATGATGGAGCTGTTAAACTAAATAAATGTAGACTTCTTAGTAATTATCGTCAGGAAGATATGTTTGATAAAGAAACTATATCTTTAGATGGTGATTGGGCTAAAGGTCAAATACTTTATCATCCTCTTGATTTAGGCGAAGATAATAAACAAGTTGAAATTACAGGTTGGGGTGGTTCTTATACCAATGATTTTTATTGGTTTTGGGATGGAGAAAAATGGGTAAGTATGGGTTTTGATTTATCTGTTTATCTTACTCGTGCTGAATTTGAAGCTTTCTTAGAGAAGTTAAGAGAAGAAATGGAAAAGTTCTATGCTTGGCTTCTTGAAGAACTTAGAAAGATTAATAAACATCTTGAACTTCATGACCAACAGATAAGTAATCTTCAACAAGAAGTTTCTAATATTAATACTAGAATAGATAATCTTATTACTGAATATAACGCTAAATTTACTGATATTTATAATAAGATTGGAGATTTAAATAGTAGTATAGAAGGTAGTATTAATAATCTAGAACAATATATTAATAATAAGATTGAAGAGATTCTTAATAAGATAGACCAAAGTGGTAGTAACATAAGTAATGAGTATAAACAATATTTTGAAGATAATTATGTTTCTATGTTTAAGAACATGATTAAAGCTGGTACTAATATTACTTTTGTTGAAAACTCTGATGGTACTATTACTATTAATGCTACAGGTGGTGGTTCTGGCGGCGGTGGATTAACCGAACAAGAAGTAAGAGATATTGTTAATTCTATGCTTAATAATTATTATACTAAGTCTGAAATTAATGATATTATTGCTGGTATTGAAGGCGGTGGAGGAAGTGGTGGAGATGGCACTCATAATGTTATGTCTACTACTCAACTCGGTGAAGCTAGAACAGGTAAATATCTTACTATGAGTAAGTTTGCTGATAGTGAAACTAAACCTAGCAGACTTGATGTTGATTTTAATACTCTTTATACAGATATTAAAAATAAATTAGTAAATGATGGATTTGGCTCAGGCGGTAGTGGAGGAGGAACAACAGGTGGAGTAACTGCTACTCAAATACAAACTTGGATTGCTGCTGTTATGCCTATTGGTTCTATTATGCTTTGGGATACTACTACACCTCCAACAGGTTGGGAAATATATACTGCTGCTCAAGGACGATTTGTTATGGGTCATATAGGTGGTGGTATTAATATTTATAATAATCCTAAACAAAATACTCTTAATTGGAGTACTGTTCTTAAAAATGTAGGTGATACTTATGACCCTGCTACTCCTGGTTTAAATATTGGAGCTTACGGTTTTTATATTGGTGGTACTGATTTACCATTACATCAACATGCAATTGCCGCTAGTTCTGGTAAATGTGGTGATGGTAATCATCATGTTGTAGTTCCTAGTAACTGGCGAGCAAATGATCATGGTAGATCTTTGGATCAAGATTGTAGAAATACTTATCCTTATGGTACTACTAAAACTAATTATTGGGATTTAAATATTAATAAAAATACCAATTGGTATATGACTGGACCTAATATTAGTAGAAATGGTGAAATGGTGTGGACACAAATTAGTACAGATAATTGGACAGGAAATTATCTTGCTATTAATAAACTATTACCTACTGTTGCTTTACATTATATTAAACGTGTTTCTAATCCTTGGTAATTATGTTAGAAGAGAATGTTTTTGTTGGTACTAATTGCCAATCTTTTGATCCTAGTAAAGTTCAATGTGATAAAGAAGGCAATATGCCGATTCATATACTAGATAAGTATTGTGAAGAAACTGATACTAGATATAATATTTATCCTTTGACTGTTATTCAAGCTATTTTTGATGGTGTAACTGGAACAAGATTAGATAGAATACTTGCCGCTTGTAATAGTATTTATTTAACTTGGGAAGGTACTTTTGCCGATACTGTTAATAAACTTGATAAAATTTATCGTCGTAAAGGATATATTATAACATATCGTGATAAAACTAATGTTAATTGGACTCAACGATATAATAGTGATGATATTAGTGATGAAGCTTGGACTAATCCTGACAATTGGGAAGGATGGTCTTTTGATACTGTTATTAAAGATTTGTCTAAAGCTCTTGAAGAAATATTTACTAATATAGGTAATTATAAAGATTTTCTTGATGTTATAACGAGTTTGTTATAAATGTATTTAACAATCTTAATAATTATCCTGAACTAGTTAATATTATTAAGAATAGTACAGTTGAAAGTTTACCTATTATTGTTAAAGACATATTCAATAATATTAATGATTATCCTGAACTTAAGAATATATTTAATGAATATGTTAAACAATGGACTGAAACCATCTTTAATAATATTTCTTCTTATCCTGCTCTTAGTCAATTTATTACTAATGCTATTAATTCTCATGTAGAAACTACTATTAATAATATATTTAACAATATTGATAATTATCCTAACATTAAGAATCTTATTATTAATAATACTATTAACAAAGTAGTTGATATATTTAAGAATATAGGTCAATATCCAGAATTACAAGAAACTATTCAGAATAATGTTAATGAACGAGTAGATTATATATTTAATAATATTAATAATTATCCTGAACTTATTGGTATCCTTTCTGATTTAGTTTGTAATTGTGTTAGGAATATATTTGCTAATATTAATAATTATCCAGCTCTTGTTACTTGTATTAATAATGCTGTAAATAGTAGAGTTGATTATATTTTCAATAATATTGATAGATTTCCTATTCTTAAGAATCTTATTGAAACTAAAGTAGAAGCTAGAGTTACTTATATATTTGAACATATTAATAACTTTACTGAATTACTTAATGTTATTAAAGGTAATATAGAAAATATCTTTGATAATATTGATAATCATCCTAACCTTAAAGTTGTTATTGAGAATAAGGTTGAATCTACAGTTGAACATATCCTTAGTAATATAGATAATTATCCTATTATTAAAGAGAAAATTATTCAATTCTGTAATGAAGCTATTGAAGCTAAACGTGGTGTAGCAAATGGTATTGCTAGTCTTGATGGAGATGGTAAAGTTCCAGCAAGTCAATTACCAAGTTATGTTGATGATGTTCTTGAAGGATATTTTATTGATGATACTCATTTTGCTGAAAAATATGTTGAAGATGCTCCTGTATATTATACTCCTGAAAAAGGTAAAATTTATGTTGATATAAGTGAAAGTACTGATTATAGCGGTAAGACTTATCGTTGGTCTGGAACTAAATATTCAGTTATATCTGAAACTTTAGCTTTAGGTGAAGTTACAGGTACTGCTTATGATGGCGGTAAAGGTAAGAAAACTACTGATATCGTTAATAGTTTACCTAAATATATTCCTAGTACACAAATTAAATTATTTAGGTCATCTAATGGAAATATCGTAATTGGTTCAGATCATTGTGAATTTGATAATACAACAAATGTTTATAAAAGTAAACCTTTTAATGATGGTGTAATATTTCCTATTGTTAGTAAAACTGAATCTGGAGTTATGTCTGCTGCTGATAAAGTTAAACTTGATGAAACTTTACCTAATCAAATTACTGAACTTAGTAATAATGTTTATACTAAAGAAGAAATTAATAATAAGTTTGATAATGTACCAACAGTAGAAAATACTTATACTAAAGCAGAAGTTGATAAAGCTATTGCTGATGCTATTAAAGCTTTAATTCCTGCTGGTTATGAACTTGTTATTAAAAAGAAAACAACTTAATATTAATCATGGTGGTACTGAATAAGTGCCACCATTTAAAGTTTATAAAGTTATGCAAGATATTAATCAACAATTATATGAAAATAAAAGTACACCTGAAGGATTTATTCCTGTTTATGGTGTAGTTATAACTGTTCCTACTGGAATATATACTAATGGACAAAAAGAATTTACTTGTGATAAAACTTTTGATGAAGTAAAAGAAATATTATTAAAAGGTGGAAGTATTATTGCTATTGATAATAACAATAGTAGAATTAATTTTGATAGAATTGTTATAGACAATAATGATATTAGTGCCACAATTACTTATTTTGCTAATGGTGGAATTAATAAAATTGATTTAAGTTGGGATAAAGGTATAGCTAGAGTTGGTGGTGAAGAAACAAAAAGTATTAATACTTTTGTAGCTATAGGTAGTCTTTCTCTTGTTAATAATTATAATATTGGAGCTATAATTACTAAAATACTTAATAGTGCTACTAAAGGAGAAGTATTAACTGCTATAAATTCTATATTTACTAATTTTAATGGATTTACTTCTGCCATTAATAAACCTAATTCTATATTTTATGATAATAATGGAAAATATAGTGTTAGAGTTAGTGGTAGTGTAATTGTAATAGTATGGGATGCAGATACATATATAGGACATGTTACTATTGATAACACAGGAGCTTATACTTATAATACTATTCAAATAGTTGACCAAACTCTTTATAGATTAAGTAATCTTACTATTGAACCAATAGTTAATCCTAAGATATGGGTTGGTACTGCTGCTCAATATGCAGCTATTGCTCAAAAAGATAATAATACTACTTATATAGTTAAATCAGAAGCTTAATTTATGGCTATATATCAAGGAGATATTGGAATACAGGATATTAAACTTGGTAGCATATATGTATTTGAGATATATCAAGGTAATAAACTTGTTTATCCAGAGAATACTGAAGTTACTATTACTTTTAAATTGAATGTTTCCGGAACTGTTACTATTAATGGTTATACTCCTGTTATAAGTGAAAATAATACTAAATTTGTATTTACTATTCCTGTTAAAACTTATTATACTGCTAATATTACTGCTGAACATTATAAATCTCAAATTATTAGTGGTAATAGTGGTTATTTACCTATAACTCATAATGTAGAATTAGAATGGGAACAAAAATTTATTTCTTATACTGTTACTTTTCCTACTGATGGAGTTAAAGTTTTATTTGATGGAATAGAAAAAGGAGTTATAACTAATGGTAAGTTAGTTGTTCAAATAGATGATACAGTAGCTAAAGATAGTTATACAGTTACATTTAGTGGTAGTAAAGCAAGTACATATAATACTAGTGGATTAAAAGTAGTAGATAGTAGTATAGCTGCAACTGGTGGTAGTTATGATTTAAAACTTTCTACTAGTTCTGTTAAGACTGCTTATACACGAACTGACTATGCATCCTCCACGGGGAGTATAACCAAGGGTTCTACTTATGCTGGAACTTGGATTGAAACTGTTGTTAATCTTACTGCTAGTTTTACTAGTTCTACTACTTTAGGTAGTATAAGTAATAATATATTAACTATACCTAATAATGAATCTACTAATGCTAAAAATGGTACTTTAACTGTTGTATTTACTTTAGAAAATAGTCAAACTAAAAAAGTTAGTGCTGCTTTAAATCAAGCTGCTGGTGCTAAAGTTTATACTAATTGGGTACTAGATTTACAAACTGATGGAACTAGTGTTGAAGCTAAAGGCGGTACTAGAACAGTTACAGCTAATATTGCTCGTAGAACTTATAAATGGAATAACACTGGTACTGTTTATAGTGAAACTGCTACTCCTACTCTTAGTATTAGTGGTAGTGCTAGTCTTAGTGGAAATCAAATAAAATTTACATCAAACGAAAGCGTTTCAGCCCGTTCAGCGACACTTACAGCTAGTTATGTAGGATTGTCCAAAACGGTTACGATAACGCAGCAGGCAGGCGCAAAAGTGTATTCAGCGTGGTCTGCTTGGGCTGTTTCTATCTCGGCAAGCACGCAAACGATAGCTGCAAGTGGTGGTTCATCTACGATAACTACTAATGCTAGTCATTCTCGTACTTGGACTTGGAATGGAGTTGGTACTACACATACTGATACTGAAACTGCTACACCTACACTTAGTGGTAGTGCTAACGGGTTTACTTTAAGCGGTAAAACTGTTACTGCTAGTAACAATACTACAACAAATAGTCGTAGTATAACTATTACTGCTACTAGCAATAGTGTTTCTAAATCTATTACTATAACACAATCTGCTGGTGCTAAAGTTTATGGTAATTGGTCTAGTTGGACTGTTAATATTAGTGCTGATAAAACTAGTATTGGAGCAACAGGTGGAACAGCTACTATATCAACTAGTGCTAGTAGAACTAGAAGTTATACATGGAATGGTGTTGCCGGTTCTGGTGGTACAGAAACTGGAAATGGAAGTCCTACATTAAGTAAAGTTAGTGGTACAGGTAATTGGACTAGTCCTAAAGTTACTTATGGAAATAATACTAGTACAAGTGGTAAATCAACTGTTATTCGTGCTACTATTGATTCAACTACTAAAGATATAACTATTAGTCAATCTGCTGGAGCTAAACAATATAGTGCTTGGTCTACATGGACAGTTAATATTTCTAATAGTGGAAATGTTGCTGCTAGTGGAGGTAGTTCAAATATAACTACTTCTGCAAGTAGAACAAGAACTTGGACATGGAATGGAGTTAATGGAAGTGGTGGAACTGAAACAGGAACTGGAACTCCTACTCTTAGTAAAATTAGTGGTGCTGGTTCTTTTGCTAGTAATAAAGTAACTTATGATAATAATACTTCTACAAGTGCTAGAAGTACAGTTATTAGAGCTACAATGGATTCTGTAACTAAAGATACTACTGTAACTCAAAATGCTGGTTCTAAAACTTATAGTAGTTGGGGAGCATGGTCTATTAGTTTAAGTGCTAATGTAACAACTATTGCTGCTGCTGGTGGAAATGCTACATTATCTACTTCTGCTACTAGAAGTCGTACTTGGCAATGGAATGGTACTGGAACTACTTATACAGAACAAGTTAGTGGAACTCCTACATTAAGTAAAGTTAGTGGAGCTGCATCTTTAAGTGGTAAAACTGTTAGTTATGGTAATAATACTTCTACTAGTTCTCGTAGTTCTGTATTTAGAGCAACAATAGATAGTACAACCAAAGATATTACTATTAGTCAATCTGCTGGTACTTTAATTTATGAAAATGTAATATATCATACTACATATTATGGAACTGGTCCAGATACCGGTATTGATAGTACTACTTATCCTAATGTATGTGAAGTTGATAAAGATATATCTTCAGATGGAAAATTAATATATGTATATTATAAAATATATACTACTCAAAAATATACTTGGAATGGAGTAGAAGGAAGTGGTGGTACTACTTATAAATACTATACTGCCAGTGATATTGTAACTATTAGTAAAGTTAATTGTAATGTACTAGTTGGTAATGATAGCACAGTAGGTGATAATATGATAGCTTTTGGAATACAAGTTTTATCTAATTCTTCTACTAGTAGTAGAACATGGTATGTTAAATGGAGATGGCTAGGTTCACAAAATAATACCACTAGAGGTACTCAACAAGGTAATCCGTAGTTGGTCGTTTTTGCATACAAAATAATAAGTTTACTACTACTAATATTGCATTACCTATTTATATAAATAGTATGAATGTAGATACTATATATGATGGAGAAACAACTTATAATAATATTATTAGTAGTCCTGTTAGTGTTTATGTATATATTCCTACTAATGTTAGTACATTTTATTCTGGTAAATTACAATTTTGGTTTGAACATGAAGATGGTAGTGGTGATAAATATAACTGTAGTTTAAGTAATTATAGTACAGTTAGTGGTATTAATATAACTAATAACGGCACTATTATTAGTGTTAATTCTAATACTACTGTTTCCGGTTTTACTATACTATGTCAATTTACTATGACTTCTAATAATATAGTATTTAATATAAGAGTTCTAGTTGAAGCATGATGAAAATATTATTCGATATAACAATGTTAGTGATAACTATATTGTTTATTTACTTATTAAAATTATTCAAATTAATTATATAGCTATGAATGATAAACAATTATATGAAAAACTAAGTCAGAATAATTATGATAAAGTATTTCCTATTACTTATCTTCAAAATATTCTTGATAAAGATACAAACAATAATTTAACTGTTGTTCTTTCTAGATTTAATCATCTATGGATTCCATATCAAGGAACTAGAGTTAACACTCGTAAAGCTGTACCTGCTATATTTAGACGTAATAGTCTTACTATAAGTTATTATGACGCAGAACATAATATATCTGTAACTGAAAGTTATATAGGTAGTAATATGCAAGCTGGTGTTGAAGCTAGTTGGGTTTCTGATGATAATTGGACTAAAATTCTTAGTGAAAAATATCTTGAAGAATCTGGTGCTAAAATTCCAATTGCTGATGGAACTATTGATTGGAATATGCTTAACGAAGCTCTTAAGCAAATGATTGCTGCTGATGGTAAAGTTACTATTATTAATTATCCTGATGAAGAGGATATTACTCTTCGATTAACTCCTGGTTGTTGTAATGTAAATCGTCTTAGTCTTAAAGATAGACATTATGAGCCTGAATATAAAAGCGGTAAAGGATATAAAATAATTCGCAGGGTTTTACTCCCCGTGGAGGATGAAATAGATAATGTAGAACATTTACCATTTGATGGTTTTCTTGATGATACTTATTGTGAACAATATGGTCAGATAATTCTTAATACAGATAATTATGAAGTTATCAATATTGATTTAGGTAATACTGCTGGAGTTTATTATGATACTTATCATAAATTATTTGTTCTTAGAGTTAAGACTAGTGAAGATGGTGTAGGATTTTATAATTATTATACTAGATGGACTGTTGTAGAAGCTACTGATAGAGTTAAACCAAGACTTGTTATTAATTATGGTTCATCTGATGATTATAATGTTTATAATACTTGTCTTTCTGATGAACGTCCTAGACTTGGTATTATATATGTTAATTCAGTAGATAATATTAAATATTATTTTAATGAAGAAACTTTAGTTCAAGTTAAGAATAATATTTATCTTAATTATAAAGCTGTTCTTACTCAAGATATGGTTAACGAAGCAAATACTCGTTATATTATTCGTTATGCTTTTGATTTAAGTGGTAAAACTATTACAATGCCTGTTGGTTGTGAACTTGTATTTGAAGGTGGTATTATTGAGAATGGTACTATTGATTTAAATGGTTGTAAACTTGCTGGTATGATAGGTCAAGAGTCTGAATATCTTCCTAATGTAACTTGTAGTAATTGGGCTGTTGGTCAAATTGAATATCGTGGTGGAAAGATTTGTTATTGGAATGGTACTGAATGGAGAGTAATGGGTGATACTTTTGCTATGGAAGGATATACCAAAGAAGAAATTAATAACATGTTTGATAATTACTATACTAAAAGTGAAACTTATAGTAAACAAGAAGTTAATAGTTTACTTGGTGGTTATGTTACTAATGATACATTTAATAGTTTTAAAGAAGAAATAAATCAAACTATTACTAATAGTGTTAATCTTGATAAGATTCAAAAAGCTATTAATGATGGATGTGGAGTTAATATGACTATGCCTAGTGCAAATAATAATAAACTTAGTCTTCCAATTTGGACAGGAACTGCTACCCAATATGCAACTATTACCCCAGTTGCTGGAATGACTTATAATATTGTTGATGAATAATGAGTTTAACTCTTGGACGTCAAGGAGGAATTGCTCAACCTCTTAAGAAACGGACAGTAGGTCAAACTAATATTGCTCATGTTTATGATGGTGCTAATCATATTTGGCCTACTTCTGTTATTCATTTTAGTGATTTTACTAGTGTCCAACTTAGATATATTTGGGGTACAGATGATGGTAGAGATTTGGATACTAAATCATATTATGTTAATTCTCCCATTGATAGTTTAAATTATGTAGCTGTTGGTTTTTCTTGGAATAGTAATAAAATACCATATTTATATTGGGGTGGTGATAATACTAGCTCAGGTGCTGAATGTGTTATGTTTAATATTGAATCTATGATTGAGCTTGAAGATAAAATGCCTGATATAATGAAGATGAATCTTTGTGCTAATTGGTATGGAAGCTTGAGCAGAGGTCATGTTACTGTTGAATGTACTGCTTATAAAGGCGGTGTTATTGTTAAAGCTTGGCAACTACGTAATAATGAAAGTGATGTAAATACTAGAGGAAATTATATTTTTCCTTTAGCTGATGGTAAAATTAATATGCCTA